TTGTGAAACGTTTCGACGCACAGGGTAAGATTCAAGACTACATGTTCTACTGTGATAGAGACCAGTCTTTAGGTATCGACAACATGTTAGGAGCATTAAACGCAGGGCATGCTTTAGGTATATCTTACGGTATGTTTGATAACGACAAGGACATGGCTGTAAACTTAGGTTTCAAAGGGTTCACTAGAGGTTCTTATAACTTCTTCAAGACTGACTGGAAATTGTTAAATGACCCTACATTGTTAGGTTCAGTAGCAGCAGCAGCTGGTAAGATTCGTGGAGCTTTAATCCCAGTTGGGACTAAGGAGGTTTACGAAGGTGAGTACAACGGTAACGGTGGAGGTGAGAAAATCACTGTACCATTCTTACAGTCTAAGTACAGAGTAGCAGGAGCAGAGAATCGTAAATACAAAACTTGGGTAACAGGTACTGTAGGTGGGGTTTACACTGATGACGAGGATGTAATGAAAGTTCATCACTTATCTGAAAGAATGCTTTGTACTACAGGTGCAAACAACTTCATGTTATTTGAAGGAGCATAGTAATATAGTACTAATAGGGAGGGGCTTAAATCTCTCCCTATTATTTATTTCAATAGTAATTTAATCTAAATATAATACAATGGCAGTAGCAAAGAAGGTAGCCCCTAAGAGGTCTACAACAAAGAAGGTACTCACATCTAAGGAGTACAGATTAGCGGATGACCGTTCTGGTCTAGCTTTTATAATGAAAACAGGAAAAAACAAGAAGCTTTTAGTTTGGGATGATGAGCAGGGACTTAGTATCCCTATCAGACATTGTCCTAGTGAGAAGTCAATCTTTCTAGATAAACAATCTGACTATGCATATGTTGAGCCTATCATCTTTATGCACGGTAGTATTGAAGTACCTCGTGAGGCTCAGATAACACAGCAGTTCTTAGACGCCCACCCAGATAATGTAAAGAATGGTGGGACATGGTTTGAGGAGATTAATGAAGAGGCAGAGGCAGAGAATGATTTAGTATTAGATGAGATTAAGATTGACATCTACAACGCTGTTCGTGAGAAGGCGTTACAGGATGGAGGAGAGTATGAGTTAGAGGCTGTGGTAGCAGTGCTGGATAATGATGTACAGGGTGCGTCTATAATGAAGGTAAAATCTCTTAAGAGACGTATATACCAAGAGATAGAGGCAGACCCGTTCTACTTCTGTGACGACAATGGTAACGTTACAATCTTTGAGGATGACTACATCACACGTAAGTACTTTACTCTTAGAGCAATCAAGGAGTCAATCATCAAGAAGAGTAGCAACAACAAGTCTATGGTATGGGTAAGGGATGGCAAGGTAATTGTCTCAGCACCTAGAGGTATTGAGCTTACAGAGCACTTCGCAGAGTTCTTATCAACGGATGAAGGCATGCTAGTCTCTGAAGAGATTAAGAAGAGGAGTTAATAAACATTAAATAATAAGTATGGCAAGTTGTAAAGGATTAAAGGGTAAGGCGTTAGCACAGTGTTTAGCATTAGAAAAGAATGTAAAGAAGGCTATGGCTGCGGGTAAAAAGAAGGACTCTAAAGTTAATGCAAGTATTAAGGCTAGAAAGGTTCGTGAGAATAAAGCTCACGCAAAGCTTAGTGCAAGTACTAAAAAGAAGGACTCTATGGTTAACGCAAGTATTAAGGCTAAGAAGAAGTAAATAGAACAAAACCATTTTACACCCTACAGTTAATCGCTGTGGGGTTTTTTATTGCTTCCTAATTTTTCTTATCTTTGTAACACTTAAAATACACACAATGATAGACACGATTTATAAAGTGCTGTTGACTATAATCAACAAAGAGAACCAAGGCTATATATCACCAGAGGAGTTCAATCTTATAGCAATCAATGTACAGAACGAGATATTTAGTGACTACTTCAAGGACGCTAATGAGTTTAAGAACCTACAGAATAGGGGGTTCACAAACAGAGGGTACGCTAACCTACCGCTACAGAATAGAGAGGATATAGGTGCGTTTGCTGCAACAGCTACCGGTACAGTAACCGCTGGGCTTGTAGACCTACCATCAGACATGTACGTAATAGAAGACCAAGGGGTTACGACCTCAGCAGGTATCTTGATAGATGAGGTGGAGAGGAATGCTATAGCTGTTATGGCTAGGTCAGAGGTTGCTCCGACAGAGCTGTACCCTGTTTACGAGTGGTTTGGGAGCACTTTAAAGGTGTACCCTACTACTATTACCTCTGTTAATTTTAGGTACATTAGAAAGCCTCTAAACCCTAAATGGACTTACACTATAGTAGCCAATAAGGAAATGTATGACCCTTCTAATGCTTCATTCCAAGACTTCGAGCTAGACTCTTCAGAGTTCTACAACATCATACTAAAGATGCTTACCTACTTTGGAATCAACCTTAGAGAGCCAGAGGTGGTTAAGATAGCGGAGATAATGAAGGACAAGGATAACGTAAAAAACTAATATAGATGCCAGTAAATATAACACCATCAGCAGACTACTACGAGAACGAAGATTTACACGGTAGCTATCAGTATATAACACTAGAGGATATAGTAATCAACTACATGATGTCTACAGACGACGATGACTTTGCATCCAACGTCCCTAGGCACAAGGTGCTATTCCAAGCGAGGAGAGCCTTTAGAGAGCTCTACTTCGACGCAATACAGGAGGTTAAGGTAATATCCTTAGAGCTTAGTGACCAGCTCACTGTGACGCTCCCACCTAACTTTGTAAACTACGTAAGGATATCTTGGCTAGGTGATGACAACCTACTACGCCCAATGGCTTCTAATGGTTACACCAATATTGCTAGGGACTACCTACAGGGTGACAACTACGAGATACTGTTTGATGATGACGGCTGTGCACTACAGGATGATGTACAAGGCTTAGCAGAGTTGGCTGCAAGTGGTGACGGTAGTATGGTTAACTCCTACACATTCTGTGGGGATGCTTTTAACCCTAACAAGAATATGGCTAACGTATACTCTAATGGGAGCTACGTGGTGGATAAGAATAACGGTCTAATAAAGTTTGGCTCAGAGGTGTTCGGTAAGACGGTTGTCTTGGAATACATATCAGATGGTCTGTACACAGGCTGTGAGGGCTCAGCAGAGGTAGATTTAAAGATACATAAGTTCGCAGAGGATTCAGTGTACAACTGGATATACTGGAAGTTAATAGAGAGACGTAAGAACGTCCCTGCTAACGCTAAGGTTTTAGCTAGGAAGGACTGGTTCAACAGTAGAAGGATTTGTAAGAGAAGGATGAATACTATAAGACCTGCTGAGTTAAGACAGGTGTTTAAGGGTTCTAGTAGATGGTTCAAGGCTTAATAGTAATTAAAATTAAATAGAGTATGAAGATGTTAAACAGCAACATATGTTGCAAAGACTTAGATGAGGTAGTAGAGAAGGTAGGTAGAATAATAGTACCTACTAAGGATAAGAAGTACAGAAGCTTACAGGTAGTAGTGTCTGGAGATGACAATGTTAAGGTAGGCGATGTTATATACGTCCCTATAGCCTCTGGAATTGACGTGAAGGTTGAGAAGGAGTTATACACCATTGTAAACGCTAGAGAAATTATACTAATATTAGACTAACAATATGAAGTTACAGAACACTTTTGTTCAGAGCAAGATGAACACGGATATTGACGAGAGGCTTCTGCCTAAGGGTCAGTATCCTGATGCGGTAAATATAAGGGTAGCCAATACAGAGGGTTCTGATGTAGGAGCTATAGAGAATGTCAAGGGTAATGAGAAGTTAACAGACCTTGGCTTGACTGATGCAGACACTATTGGTTCGTTTGCTGATGGTGCAGCACAGAAGCTGTACTGGTTCATAGCGTCTGACACAAGAGATTTAGTGGTGGAGTATGATACTCAGACTACTGATGTTAATATACTACTAGACTCCACTAACCCAGACGGTGTACTAAACTTTAGTAAGGACTACCTTATAACAGGGGTGGTAAAGATAGTAAATGGGGATTCGGATAGGGACTTACTTATATGGACTGATGATTTAAACCCACCAAGGGTTATAAATATTAAGAGGGCTAAGGATGTATATACTACAGCAGACAGCTTTGATGAGCAGGACATATCCTTAATAAACAGAGCACCTAGATACGCACCAGATGTAACGTTAACCTACACAGCTTCAACACAGGAGAACGAGCTGGTTAATAAGTTCTACAGCTTCGCATACAGGTACAAGTACTTAGATGGTGGTAACTCACCTCTATCTTCGTTTACTAACTACCAGTTTGCACCGTCTAATTTTGATATGGACTACCAGACTATGGAGAATAGGGGTATGTCTAACAGCTTTAACGCTGTCAAGATTGATTTTAACACAGGAGACTACAAGGTAACAGACGTAGAGTTGGTTTACAAGGAGTCTGGTTCTAACACTGTCTTCCTTATAGAAAGCTTCAACAAAGCTGAGGAGTTATGGGATGATAACGTAACAAAGGACTTCACGTTCTCCAACAATAAATCCCTTGTGGCTTTACCACAGGATGAGTTGTTCAGAACGTTTGATAACATACCTAAGAAAGCTAAGGCATTAGAACTAATGGGCTCTAGGATAGCCTTCGGTAACTATGTTGAGCAGTATGACCTTATAGATATAAGTGGAGACCCTGTAACGATGGACTACTCACTATCACTAGATAGTACAGATATAACAGGGGATGAACTTACATCTACTATTAGTAACAGTGCAGACATAGATGATTTAATTACTATAGACGTAAACGGGTTTATATTATCCAAAGGTAATAAGCTTATCTTTGAGGTTGATTTAAGTTCAGATACTCAGTCATCTACATATAAAAACACTTTTGATTTCATTTTTAATAAAGACTTCTCAAACGCATCAGAGTTGGCTACAGATGATGGTTTTAAATACTTTGTAGAGACTCTTATGTCGTCCTCGTTTGAAACTAACTACACACCAACATTACCTACAGGCACAGTGGTTACTTCTTCTTATGCGGGGTTTGAAATTACAGCACACTCAACCACAACAATAAGCATTAAAGCACCTGTAATAACGTATGATGTAGACGCTGTACCTCAGGTTGAGTATTATAAGTACGACGAGGGTTCATCAGCTTTTTATAAAAAGACAGCCTCAGATAGTTCTATTAAAACTAATAGAAGTTATGAGGTAGGTATAATATATATTGATGCCGACGGCAGGACTACTACAGTTCTAACAGACCCAGACAATACACTATACGTAGACCAAGAGTTCTCAACGTCTAAAAATAAGATTATAGTTGATATAAACCACAAGCCACCAGAATGGGCTGATAGGTATAAGTTAGTTGTTAAGCAGAATAAGAATAACTACCAGACTATATATACTAACCTATTTTACACAGACGGTTTATTTAGGTGGATTAAACTTGAGGGGGCTAATATTGGAAAGGTAGCTCAAGGTGACACTCTTATACTAAAATCAGATTTAGGGGGTGTAGTTTATGAGCCAATAAAAGTTAAGGTACTAGAGTTAGAGCATAAAGATAAAGATTTTATAACAGAAAACGAGGACTCTGATGGGAATCCTATTATAGAAGAGTCTGGTGTTTATATGAAGATTAAGCCTAGTGGGTTCGACATGAATGAATCCGCTGCTGCATATCAAACGTTTGAAGGAACTCAGCACTTAAGATACCCAACAAGGGAGTATACTAAGGGTGATTTTGGTGAATATGATGATGTAGGTACTTTTATACCATATAAGCTACCCGCTAACTCAAGGGTAAATATATACATAGAGTTTAAAGCTGGAGGTACAATAGCTTATAAGGCAGAGTATGATGAGTCTTTTAGAGTCAATGCAGATTATGACTCTGTTAAGGATTGGTTTGATGCAGAGGTTATAGACTTAGGGGAGTTTGGTAGAGCTTTTACTTGGAATGGAGTAAGTTCTATAGGTAGTAATATATGTGGAGGTCATGATAACGCTGATGGAAACAATAGGTTCTCTGGGTGGGGTTTTGGAAAAGACTGTGAAGAGGCTACAACTTTAGCTGAAGAGACTCCAGAAAGTTTCTTTGTAGTAGCCCATAGAGACGGTACAAAGACTAGAAGTATAACAACAACTGTTAGGTTTGAAATACAATTCTCTGAGAATACGGTAATATTTGAGACAGAACCACAGGATAGTAATTCAGAGCTTTATTACGAGACAGCTGAGACTTATGACATAATAGATGGTACATATCATCAAGGTAACCTACATCAGGGTTCTACACAGAGTCAAAGCCTTACAGAGGGTACAGCTATAATAGAGTCAGACTTCTTTAACTGCTACGTACAGGGTAACGGTGCTGAGTCATATAGATACCTAGACGCATTAAACGTAGGTACGGATGACGACGGAAATCAACTAAGAGCCAACTACCTAGACATAGACCTTAGACCTACAACAACAAGCGAGGAGAGGTACAGAGAGGTACGTAGGTACGCTGATATAACATACAGTGAGCCCTACAATGAGAATACTAATTTAAACGGCTTAGGAGTCTTTAATTTAGCTAAAGCTAACTACAAGGAAGATATAGAGAAGAAGTACGGCTTTATACAGAAGCTATACGCTAGGGACACTAACCTGCTTGTTATGCAGGAGGATAAGATTTCTAAGGTACTCTTCGGTAAGAATATAATAACCAATGCGGATGGTACATCAAACGTATCAACCATAGAGGATGTATTAGGACAGCAGATAATGTACACTGGGGAGTACGGTATAAGTAGAAACCCAGAGAGCTTTGCCTTTGACTCCGCTAACGTTTACTTCATAGACTCCAAGAGGGGTTGTGTATGTAGGCTAGGAGCACAGGGTATTACTGAGATTTCTATGGCGGGTATGAGGACATTCTTTAAGGATGAGTTTAAGGACGCTATAGATATTAAGAAGATAGGGGCATACGACCCTTACCTAGACCAGTATGTTGTTAACTCAAGTGCGGTTAAGACACTAACGTTTGATGAGAAGGCTAAAGGGTGGACATCTTTCCACTCCTACTTTCCAGAGGATATGTTAGGTATGAATAATAAGTTCTTCTCGTTTCAGAATGGGGAGCTGTATGAGCACCACTCAGATAATGTGGACAGGAATACATACTACGGAGAGTTCTCACCGTCTAAGATAGGGGTAATGGTTAATGACCACCCGTCTGAGATAAAGGAACTACAGGCTATAAGCCTAGAGGGTAACGATACGTGGGAGACCTTAATAAAGGCTTACATATCTAACTCTGACGACTATATGGAGAGCTCTGTGCACACTGTAGAGTTTGTTAAGAAGGAGGGCATATGGTTTGCTTACGCTAGAAGGAATGAATCTGACGTAGCATTTGACTCTAAGGCTACCTATGGTATAGGAATGGTTGACGCAGTAGTGGGGCTAGATGTTACATTTAACGGAGGCTCTGTATCTTTAACTGTGGGTGACCAAATCATAAGAGGTTCAGACCTGTTAGTTATAGGTACGGTTACAGACATAGTAGGTAACACTATAACACTAGATACTGTAGGAGACTTAGCAGCGGGTGAATATATACTGGGTGCTAAGGACTCTAGGATAGAGGGAGGAAACCTAAGGGGTTATACCTTAAGGATGGACTTAACTAACAGCTCTACAGAGAAGGTGGAGCTATTTGCAGTCAATGCTGAGGTGATGAAGAGTTACAGTTAATTCTTTTACAACGCATTGTTTATTTTGCTATCTTTGCATTACTAATTTATATACAACATGGATTTTAATTGGAGATTAGAGGATAAGTCAATATGCTACAAGAGGTTACAATCTTGGTGGGATAAGCACGAAGCCTTTGAGGGTAATGATATACCCTACAACTCAACACCTAACAGAATATTTACTGTATCTACTACGGTAGGTGAGGATGAGGTTGACCTATACAGTATAGCTATAATAGTTACAGACACAGATATATGCTGGGTAGGGTGGATAACATCTAACCCGTTTGCAGACGCTAGGCTTAAGGTAGGTGGTCTGGAGTATCTATACACTATCATAGCTACAGTAATGAAGTCACAGGGCTTCGTAAGCATGGTGTCACACGCTAAAATAAACGCTCTAATGAAACCGTTAGAGAACAGTGGCTTTATAAATATAGAGCCTAATACAAACTTTTACATTAAAAAACTATAATAATATGGCAGCAGGAATAGGTGGAGCAATAGGAGGCTTCGGTAAGATTAAGGAAGGTAAGGCTATGATGAGAGCAGGGCAGCAGGGTATTGATAACTTTCAATGGGATGATATCACTAACCCCTACAAGGAAATGACAGCCAGTACAGTAGGTGCAGACATACAGAGGGAGGAGTCTGCTAGAGGAACTGCTACAGCGGTTAATGCTCTGCGTAGTGCGGGTGTTAGAGGTGTAGTTGGTGGAATGGGTCAGGTACAGCAGGCTGCTAATAAGGTAAACCAAGGTATAGCCGCTGATGTAGATAAGGCTACTAAGGATATACAGATGAAGGCTGCAGGTCAGGATGTTAATAACGCAGCTATACAGGAGAGACGACAACAAGAAGAACTAGCAGGCTACGGTAAGCAGTTAGATGTGGGTATGGATATGAAGGGTCAAGGTATGGGTGACTTAGTTGCTGCAGCGGGTGCTGTAGATAGTTTTGCTATGTCAGCTATGACAGGTGGAATGGGTGGTGGAAAGGGCTTGTTGGGTGCTATGGGTACTGGAGGTTCTCCAACTCCAAACTTCATGGGTGAGTTAAATAAGGTATAAACAGGTTTATAAAAGGATAATAACTATGGCTAAAGCAGGAGCAGGAGCATACAGTCAACTACAGAGGGTTGGCAATTACGTAGCACCACAGATAAATAAGGCGGCTGACCGTTTAAATCAGCAGGGGATGCAGCAGAAGCAGTTGAGGGCTGATGATAAGAAGGAGCAGCAGAGGCGTCAGGATGCAGCTAAGACAGAGAGCCAAAGGCGTGAGGATGAGTTCAACAAACTAGGTGTAGCTAATGTAGACGACTTTGTGATAGATGGTAAGACTGGGTTTGATAACATAGACGAAGCAAATACACACCTAGCTAAGACTGGTATAGACCTTGTATCCAAGTGGTCTAACGAACAGATTGGAACTGTAAAGGGCAGCCCTGAGTGGTGGGCTCTTCAGAATAAAAAGAACGCTATGGGTGCTGACTTTAAGACCATAAAAGGAGACCAAGCCAGATTATTAGAGATATATAAGACCAACCTAGCCGACGCTAACAATGGGGATATTGATGACCCAGAGGACGAAAGCTTTTGGGAGGGGTTTGAGAATCAGAATGTTGTACCATACTATGCAGATGACGGTAAGAAGTATGCTGATGTGTACGAGAGAGACCAACAAGGTAATGTATTAAAAGGAGAGGATGGTAAACCACTACCTCCTATAACAAAGAAGTGGTCTAATGTACTTAAAGGTTTTGACTCTCCACATAAGATAGTGCACCTAACGGACACGCAGGACTCAGAGGGTCGTAAAAGAACAGGACTAGTTAATCAGTTCTTAGGCTCTATGGGTAAGAGAACTAAAGATGAGGTTACAGGAGATTTTACTATTAATGAACAGACATGGGACGACACCGCTGAGACACAGTTTATGGGTCTTGTAAAGGGGTTGCAGTCTAATGATAGAAAGATGTACTCACTGCTAAGACAGGCTACAATTAATGATAAGGTTCAGTCCACTAAAAAGACAGGCTTCACACCAGCGGATAAGAAAAGGGTTGAAGACTTTCTAAGAGATGCAGTTAAAGGTGGGTATGGTGAGGTAACTACAAAAAAGGTTACTAGTCAGACTAATACACAGAGAAAACAAGCAGCGGAATTAGTGGCTGAAGGAGTTGCGGATAGGTTTAAGCAGACCCACGCAAGATTAACCAATGAAGCTGCAGCTAAGGCTTTAGCAGCGGAGGGAAAGAAGGGTACTAAGGAAGAGATTGTAAGAGAGAAGAGTAAGATGTACTACAGTTGGGCTCTTAAGCTTAGGGGAGTTACTAGTGAGGAAGAGGCTCAGAAG